CAGCATGTCCTTCAAGTAGTTGACGCCCTCCTCCGGCGTGTTCTGCTTCTCCTGATTCTTCAACGTGTTAACCGCCCGCAGCACACCATGATAGACCCATGGGAACATCGCCGCATACCGCAGTAGCGGCCCCCAGTTCTTGTGGACCAGCCCCTCCGCCGCGAGCCGGTCGATGAAGTGCGTCTGCTGCAACGCATACTGCTTGAACTTCAGGAAGAACTTCCCACTTGTGCTTTGGAACGCCTTCGGCAGCGACATCACATCCCCCGTGAAGTTCGTGATGTGCGCGCTGTTGGTCATGGCCTGCATGATAGCGTCATCGGTCAGCTGCTCTCCCCTCAGCAGGCCGGCCGTGTCGATGCCGTGGGTCCGCTGCAGGAAGCCGGCCATCTTCTCCGCCTTCGCCATGCTCCCCTCAGCGACAGCCTTCAGAATCTTCTCCTCCATCTCAGCCGCATGTAGCCCGCCTGCCACCGCCGCTGTCACCCGCATCCCACGGTCAGTCTTGCCGACCATGTTGAGAATGGGGTTCCACTTGCTCAACTTCTTCAGGCCCCGTGCATCATCAACTGCGTCCAGCATGGTCGGGATGTGCGCGCCCAACCGCTCGACCAACCGCCGCACCGGGCCATTGGTCAGGGCCTCCTGAATCGCCACCAGTGAGTTGCCAACCCCACTCAGCGCGCCGCTGTTCGTCAGGGTCGTCGGCTGAATGAGCACCGTCCGCGGCCCAAGGAAGATGTGGTCGGAGATGGTGTTCAGCATCCGCAGCGCCGGGTTCATCTCATCGCGCCACGTCCCATTCGCAATCGCGTGCGCCTTAACTAGCGCCTCATCCGCCTCCCTATATGCTTGCGGCGCAAGCAAGTCCGCACCGCCCACCCCGCTCAGCTTATGCGCCCTTGCGAGGTCCATCCGCAGCGCATCGAAGAACTCGTCCTTTCCGCCCCAAGCCTCCGCCCCAGAGATGAGGTCTGCATTGTCGCTGACCATCTTGTAGAGAATCTGCTTCGGGTCGCGAATGAAGTCCTGCATGTTATCGGCTGAGACGGCTTCTCCACGAGCGTGCTGTAGGCTCTTCCGGATGTCCCCACTCTCGACAGCCCGCTCCTTCAGAAGCTGTCCGGCCGCCACATACGCCTGCTCAGGCGTCAGCTCCGGCCCATACCGCTGAATACTGACCGCCAGCTCCCGTAGCCCCGCCTCGCTATCCCGCGCGGCAGCCGCTGAGGTTTTGACCAACGGCAGGTATGACGCGGTCTGCCGCAGCGGAATCTTGACCTTGCCGCCCGGCGTGACTTCACCAGCAGTCTTGAAGATGTCAAGGGCCAGCCGCCCCTCTCCCGTCATCTCCATCATCTCGACCATATGGCGCGGCACCGGCCGGTTCCCCACCGCCGAGTAGGCCGCCCTCAACTGCGGGCTGGTGTCTGCCGTCTCAGCGGCCTGCTTCAGCTCATCCAAGAACCGAAGGACATCCGCCTTCTGCTCCGTGCCCATCCGTTGGTAGGCCATGGTTGCGGTGGGCAGGGTCTGCCGGGTCCCGCGGCTGGAGAGGGCGGCGAAGTTCTCCTGCGTTAGCGCCTTCGTCAACTGGACCGCCTGTGTGACCCGCTCATTAGCTGGCTCGGCGAGCCCGTGCGCGGCCATCCACCAGTTGTCGTAATCCTCGGGCTTGAGGAGGCGGATGATGTTGTCGGCCCTCTCCTTGCTCACGCCCAACACGGCCCGCTTGATGTTCAGCTGGAGGGCCATGCGGTCGGCGAAGGGCTGGCCCAGTCCCTTGAACATCGGGTGACTCTGGACAAAGCCGCTAAAGGTTCGGACCAGCCGGTCCGTGATGGCTTCGCCCGCGCGCAGCCAAGCGCCAGAAGTTGATGGGCTTGGGGGCTGCTCGGCGGTCGCTAGCTTCTGCATCTGCTGGCCGAATGACAGCTCTTCGCCCGCGCGTGCGGCGACCCGGGCCGCCTCGGGGTCACCGGTGGCGCGGAACACCTGTCGGGCGTTCATGCCGCGCATGAAGGTCTGGGCGGCATCCTCGGCTGCTCGCGCGACGGGAGCCTCTCCCTGTCGGCCGACCCGGATGGCGTCCTCAATGGCCATGCCTGCATGACGCTCAGCAACACCAGCGATACGTCCGAGGGCTGTGACCTTACCGGCCTTAAGTAGGTTGATACCCGGAACAGTTGGGACCGCGATGTCTGCGGCCAGTCCCAACGGCACGCTCAACCACTTGGGAGCACCGCGCTTGTCCAGCACGTCGATGAAGGACTCGCGGGTGCGCAGGCCCTCGATAGCGCCCTCGAAGGGGTTCTGCCCCTCTAGAGCGTAGTCGACGGCCCCAGCTGCTGCGTAGTTCGGCAGGGACAGCAAGTCCATGGCCTTCGAGACAAGGCCTCCGGAGAAGAGGTCTCCGGTGTCCGGTGCGTCTAGCCAGCTTCCCTTGGTTGGGGCCGGCCCGCTGTCGAGGAAGCTAGCCACAACTTATTGAATCCTCAGTGGGGGTACAAGGCGGCCCTTATACATGAAGGGCATGTTTCCTGGGGTCATGCCTCGGCCACTAACGTCGGCAGGAGAGCCGCCGAAGTTCGGGCCACCGGTCTCGAAGGGATTGGGGTTGCGCTGGGCCGGTGAGGGCCCACCATTTTGCATCAGCTTCTGGACGTCGTCCTGCCGCTGCTGCTGGACCATGGCCTGCCAGCCCTGCATGAGGGCCTGCTGGAACTCCCGCTTCCTAATGCCGTCTTCACCGAACATCCAGTTCTCGTCGTTCTTGCCGGCGAACTTCTTGTTGAACTGCTCCATCACCTGCTGGAGGGTTAGGCCCTTAGCCTGCGCATCAGCGATGGTGTCCTGAACATGCTGGTCGAGCACGTCCATGGCCTTCATGTCCGGCATCTTACCAGAGGTCTGGATGCCCTGAATGGCCGTGTTCTCCATCAGCTTGGCGTTGGCGAGACGCCTGCGCAGGTTCATTAGGTCGTTACCCTTCGGCTTATTCGGCCCGGTCCGGGCCAGTGCCTCCTCAAGCGTCTTCCGGGTTGTCTGAATCGACTGTAGTCCCTCACTAAGGAAGCTCTTCTCGACCGAGCTGCCATTCCCGCTGGTGAGGGCCTTAATGAGGTCGGCCTGCGCGGAGATGCCGGCCGCCTCGGAACGCTGGCGGTCGGTCTCGGCGCCGTAGGTCTGGATGTGCAGCTCAAGGTCCTTGAGGAGGTTGTCCCGCTTGGCCATGAAGCCAGCTGCCTTAGCTGTCTCGCCGGCGCGGGTTGCTTCGGTGGCCGCCATCTGGAGCTTGTTACTGAGGACTTCCATGCTCTGCCGGCGCTGGTCACGGATGCCCTGCAGGCGGCTCTCCATGGTGTTCTCGGCCACCTGCTGGCCGCCCATCCGAGGCGAGAGGGCCTGACTGATGCCGCCCATGAGACGGGTGACGAACTCCGCGTTTGGGTCGTTCTGTGGGGCGGGCTGGCCGGCCATCTGGTCCAGCTGCTTCTGGTACTGGTCGCGCTGGGCGTTGGCCTGTGTGGCCTGCGACTGCGCCTGCCCAAGCAGCTCGGCGGTGTTGTCGTTCAGATGCTGGAGAGTATTGCCGAGCATCGCGGATAGGGAGGGGAAGGTGCTCTGGACGTCGAGGACCGGTAGCGTGCCGCTACTGCCGGAGAGCATGCTCGCCGAGCCAGTCGTGTCGAGGTAGGCTGACGTCTCGGGCGGTAGGGACATCTGGCCGCCGAGGAACTTCTGTAGGTTGCCCGGGCCCATGTTATAGGCGGCCTGTGCCTGCCCCCAATTGCCGGTGTTGTGAAAGAGCTTGGCCATGTACGCGGCCCCAGCCCCCAACGAGGACTGCCAGTTCGTCGGGTCGTGCGGGAAGTCCTTCATGGTACCCGGCATGAACTGGGCTAGGCCACGCGCACCAGCCGGGCTGGTCTGCTGGCCGCTGATGATGGAGGGGTCGAAGTTCCCACTCTCAAGGGCCATCTGCCGATAGAAGCTATTGAGGTATTCATCGGGGATGCCCGCGGCACGTGCGGCTGATGCGGTGCGCTCTTCCCAGAGGGGGTTGGCGAGGATGTTAGCCATTGGGGTTGCCGCCCTGCTGCTGCTGCTGGAGCATGCGGAAGATGAAGGGGAGGAAGGCGTTCAGGCCGGCGCTGGTCAGGGGCAGGCCAAGTCCCTCCTGTCGGGGCATCGAGCCATAGACGCCCGCCCGGCTGCGCGCGAGGCCCTGTGCGTTGGCCATGGCCATCTCCCACGCCTGACTGGTGAGCTGGCCCATCTGGATGTCCGGGGCTGCCGAGGCAGCGCCCAGCATCGCAGTACCGACGCCCGTCCGCCCGAGACCGGTCTGGGCCAGATGGCGGCTGATGGAGCCCTGAGCGGTCTGGCCACCGGCAATCATCTGCGACCGGGCCATGTTGAAGGCGGGGCTGTTTAGGGTCTGCTTGAAGAAGCTATCGGCATTACCCTCAATAACGTTAGGGTCTAGCTCTGCTAGGGCGCGCTGTCGGAGGACGCGGGGGTCTTCGCCGCGGCCAAAGGCGGCCCCAAAGAGGCCGGGCAGGAGGGATAGGCCGGCCCCCGCGGCGAGGCCCCAAGGCCCTCCCATCCAACTGGCGGCAGCTGCGGACATTAGAGTTCTCCTTTTGCTGAGTATATCATGGTTTAGCTGAGAGCCAGCACCCGGACATAGACCGCAAAGCGGGCCGTTCCGTATGTGCCGCCGCCAGTTACGGCATAGGTGATGTTTCCGGAGGCGGCCTGAACCAGTTGTCTCGTGGAGGTGCGGCCGGTGGCCGTCAGGACGAAGCCCGTGATGGGGGTGGAGGTGGTGGCGCCGAGAGTGTCAGTCCAGCCAATGGTCACGGTTAGCGGGCTCGCGCCTGCGTCAGTGGCCGTGCAGAGTAGGTAGACCTGAACCTCGTAGAGGCCGGCAGGTGGGGTATTCGAGAGGTTGGTGGTGGTGATGTCCGCGCTCTGGCCGGTCAGGTCGACCTTGCCCAGCGCGCCAGCCGCCACACTAGGTGGGTCGTCGCCCACGAGGACAAGAGAGCCATTCAGGTTCTGGACGCCGAGTGTGCGAGTAGTAGCAGTTGTGACGGCGGATGCCTCAAGCGCGACCTTCTTGGTTGTGTCGCTGTTATCCACGACACGAAATACGCTATCCTTAAGTTCTGGGGCTGCCCATGCAGGGGCGCCACCAGAAACTGTGAGGAGATTGTCCGTGCTGCCAACGGCTAGTCTGGCCGGC